ATCAAGGACAGCGGCATCAGCCTGAAGGAATTGGCTTCGGGCTTGAAGTCCCCGATCGATTCCGCAATGGCGCGCCGTGTGGGTCGAGGCAACCAGCGGCCCGGGAGCTAAGTCATGAAGCAGGCACAGGTGATCGCAAAGAGTTGTAAGGAACGCCAGAATGTGACTGCCTTCGCAGCACTAACGGCGTCACCTGTCGCAGGCGCGATCACCTTGCCTGCTGGTGCAAGACTTGCCTTCCGCAGCGTAGCAGGCGCGACCGCTGGAACAACTGCGGCAACAATCGCAGGAACCAGCAACCGAACAATCAAGACGCCGCCCTTGCTGAGGGCGAATCTATGACGCTGGACTATGTCGAGCGTGCTGCTGTGGTCACACCGGCAGCAGGCTTCGAAGTGCTGCTCGACATCGGTCTAGGTCGCTTTGCCAAGATCGGGGAGGGTGCATAATGGCGTTCGTTGTAGAAGACGGAACTGCAAAGGCTGACGCCAACTCCTACGTCGCGATCGCGGAAGCGGATGGATATTTCGCTGACCGCGGCATCACTGCCTGGACTGGTGCTGACGCTGTCAAGCAGGCTGCACTTGTCAAGGCCACGGATTACATCGAGGGACGCTTCGGACAGCGTTTTATCGGTAGCAAGAAGACGGCCACGCAGGCGCTGGCATGGCCTCGCACTGGTGCAGCAGACTTCGCTGACACTGCGATTCCTGTTGGCCTGCGTCGCGCCTGTTGCGAATATGCGGTTCGCGCGCTCAGTGCAGCGCTTGCACCAGACCTCAAGGTGGATGCAAGCGGTCTGACTGTTGTCGCAACGAAGAAGAAGATCGGTCCGATCGAAACTGACTACGCTGTTCCGCAGACTGGTCTCGGTTCGACGCCTATGCTGTTCCGCCCTTACCCTGCCGCAGACATGCTTCTTCGCGGTCTGGTGTATTCGGCAAGCCAGGTAATCAGGTGATCACATGGCAACCGATTACACTGAATTCGTCCAACTAGCACAGGAACTCATCGCGGAGAACGGTCGCGATGTTACTCTCCAGAAGCTGGCTGCGACTGCTGCGGATGTCACCAAGCCCTGGAAAGGTGCAGGCACGCCTACAGTAGCACAGACAAAGGCGGTGCCCGCTGTGTTCGTACCTGCTTCAGGCTCTGGGCTGGGGCGCGATATTGTCAAGGAAGAACTTCTGGATCGTGTTGAGCAGGTCGCACTCGTTGCGCCTACCGATGTATCCTTGGAGGGTTTCCATGTAATTCTGGACGATGGTGTTCGCTGGAACATTGATTGGGCGCAAGTGCTCAAACCTGGCGCCACTGTTGTTCTGTATATATTCGGGGTGAAGCGATGACTTTCGACGAAGCGCGAGATATCATCCTCGGAGTATTTAAGGCGGCATGGGATCCGACTGGATTCCCTGTCGTTTGGACCGATGTGCCCGGCAGTGCTCCCACTAGCGAGACGGTGTGGGCCCGTGTTACAATCCGGCACGCAACTGGTAATCAAGCCTCATTGGCCGGTGCTGATGGTGCAAGACGCTGGACGCGAACTGGAACGGTCTATATCCAAGTGTTCGCCCCCGTGGGAGATGGCTCCAAGGCCGGATACGACGCATCCCAACTCGTCGTGAATGCTTTCCAGGCATCACGGCATTCGAATGTCTGGTTTAAGGATGTTCGAATGAACGAGGCGGGAACAAGTGGGGCATTTGAGCAATTGAATGTCCTGGCAACCTTCTCTTATGACGACGTGAGGTGATCACATGGCAAACAAAATTGATTCAAACGTGACTGGTCTCCGCTATGCGGAAGAAGAGTCCCTTAAGACCCTGCCCTCGACTCCGGTCTGGCGCCCGTTGGAGCCCAACAGCTACAACGATTTCGGCGGACAGATCAGTACGGTGGCGCGCAACCCCATCAACCCGTCGCGTCAGCGCCAGAAAGGTGTTGTGACGGATATCGAAGCGTCCGGCGGTTTCAACCAGGACTTGACCTTCGACAATACGACTCGCCTTCTGCAAGGGTTCTTCTTTGCTGACGCCCGCGAGAAGGCCAACACTGCACCCATGACGGGCGCGGCGGCTGTGGTCATCACTGGTGTTGCTGCAACGGCCAAGACTTATGCTGCGGCATCCGGTTTGGGCAGCTTCAAGGTTGGCGCATTGGTGCTCGCAAGCGGCTTCGGTGTTGCTGCCAACAACGGCGTCAAGACGCTTACAGCAGTGGCGGCAGGTCTTCTGACCGTGTCCGAGACTATCGCAGACGAAGCCAGCCCTCCGGCTGCTGCTAAGCTGGAGACTGTCGGCTTCAAGTTTCCGACGGCGGACGTTTCCATTGCGTTGAATGGTTCGCTTGTGCGGATGAACAGCGCTGCAACCGACCTGACCACACTGGGCCTTGTGGCTGGTGAGTGGGTGTTCGTGGGCGGTGATGCTGCCAACAGCGCCTTCACCAATAACAAGGGCTGGGCGCGCATCGGTGCAATCGCAGCAGGCTACCTGGAATTCGACAAGACTTCCTGGACTGGCCAAGTGGAAGCAGGCACCGGCAAGACGATTCAGCTTTTCCTCGGTACGGTGATCAAGAACGAATCCAATCCGTCTTTGATCAAGCGTCGCACCTATCAAGTGGAACGCTCGCTCGGTGCTGATGCCAACGGCACGATGTCTGAATACCTTGTCGGCGCTGTGCCCAATGAACTGACGATCAACATCGCTCAGGCAGACAAGGTAACTGTCGATCTGTCGTTTGTTGCTTGCGACAACGAACAGCGCACCGGCACCGAAGGCCTGAAGAGTGGCACGCGACCCGCACTGGATCCGTCCGATGCGTTCAACACTTCCAGCGACTTCAGCCGTATCAAGTTGGCCAGCGTCAGTAGCACGGATTCCGCCCCGACTCCGCTGTTCGCCTTCGCTACCGAGATGACGTTGTCTATCAACAACAATGTGACCCCTGACAAGGCCATTGGTGTTCTGGGCGCGTTTGATACCAGCGTTGGCACCTTCGAGGTGGGCGGCAACACGACCGCCTATTTTGCCTCGATCGAAGCTGTGCAAGCGGTTCGCAATAACGAGGACGTCACAATTGACATCGTGATGCTGAAGAAGAACAAGGGCCTTCTGTTTGATGTGCCTTTGTTGTCCCTCGGCGACGGTCGTCTGGGCGTGGAGCAAGACCAGGCCATCACGCTTCCTCTGGAGACGAACGCTGCTGAATCCAAGTTCCAGCACACGCTTCTCTTCATGAGTTTCCCGTACTTGCCAAACCTGGCCGGTTGATGGTATAGTGCGCAGGGTGGGCAATGGTGCCCGCCCTGTTAAATCCTCATGAGGTGATCAAATGAGTCTCTATAAGCAATTCAAGACCGACGGAAGCCTGGAAAAAGAAGGCATTCTGCTCGAATATGGTACGAACAGCAAGGGTGACCCGATCTGCATTCGTATCGCACGCGCAGGCGGCGCCAATGCGCAATACGCCAAACGCATGGAAGCCCGTGTCAAGCCCTACCGTCGTCAGATCCAGAACGAGACGATGGAAAACGCGCTGATCGAACGCATCCTGAAAGAAGTCTATGCCGAGACTGTGGTGCTTGGCTGGGAAGGCGTGGAAGACGAAAACGGCAAACCCATCGAATACAACGTCGAGAGCTGTGTCAAACTGTTCGACGACCTGCCCGACCTGTTCCGCGACATCCAGGAGCAGAGCCAGCGGGCTGCGCTGTTCCGTGCGGAGGTACGGGAAGCTGACGCAAAAAACTGACGGCGGTCTTACTGTATTTCCTCGAACAGGGGCCTACAGAAAAGACCATCATTCAACAATGTGTCCGGCAGGGCTTGCCTTTACCGGAACGAATCGCAAACGCCCCGGAGCTCTATCTCGGGTTGGAATTGTTCTACGTCGGGTTCTTGGATCTGACAACGAGTAGGCAGCTTGTAGGCTTTGGGGCGGAAGCGCCGATAGATTGGTTCCGGATCAATCGGTATTGCAAGGAACAGGGCATAGAAAGAGAACAGCGAGAGGACTTCTTCTATTTCGTACAGCATCTGGACTCCGCGTACCTGGACCACAAGTCCAAGAAAACGGCAAAGACTAGCAAGAAGAAATGAGGTTAGCGCAATGGCGAGCTTGAGACAGTTTGCGGGACGTATCAGAATTATCGGAAAGCGTGTTGAACAGAATTCCGATGCCCTGACCCGCAAAGTCGCCCTCGCTGTTGACGCTGCTGTGGTCATGGCAACGCCGGTAGATACAGGTCGCGCTCGCTCTAACTGGCAGGTGGCGCTCGACGCTGCACCAGAAGGAACTCGGGAACCCTATTCTGAAGGTTCCGAGGGGAGCACCTCAGGCCCTAATGCACAAGCTGCAATAGACCAAGGCAAACAAGTCATTGGCAGTTACACGACTGGCAAGACTATTCATATCACAAATAATCTTCCCTATATTGGGCGTCTTAACGACGGTCACTCCGCACAAGCCCCGAGCGGGTTTGTAGAGAAAGCTGTCATTGTTGGTGTTGCTGCTGTGCAAGGTGCGAGCGGGTTACTTCAGCAAGGACTACGAGAGGAACTCTAAGTGACTACCGAAACCATTGACATCCGAATTCGGGAAGACGGTTCCCGGGTCGTACGGCGGAACCTTGATGACATTGGTGGCAGCTCCGAGCGTGCCGCAAGTGGTGTTGACATGCTGAAGCGAGCGCTAGGCGCACTGACTGCAATGCTTGCCATTGACAAGGTGCGCCAGTATGCCGACGCATGGTCTGCCGCAGCTGGCCAGATTCGTGTAGCAACAAAGAACACGCAAGAAGCAACGGCAGTGACGAACGGTCTGTTCGCCGCTGCACAGCTTACCCGACAAGGGTTCACAGACATTGTGCAGCTCTATGGGCGCACTGCGCGAGCTGGTAAAGAGCTTGGCGCATCGCAGAACCAGTTGATCAAGTTCACTGAGAACGTGGGCAAGTCCCTTGCTGTGCAGGGGGCAACCTCAGCACAAGCACAAGGCGCACTGATGCAGCTTGGGCAAGCAATGGGCAGCGGCATTGTCCGGGCTGAGGAGTTTAACTCCATTCTGGAGGGCGCCCCATACATCCTCACCGTCGTTGCGAAGAACATCACGGGCGTGGATGGGTCCATTGCAAAGCTGCGGAAGAAGATGCTGGACGGTAAACTTAGCAGCCGCGAATTCTTTGACGCATTCCTGAAGGGTAGCGCGGACATTGACGCCGGCTTCAACAAGTCTTCGCTCACCATTGGGCAAGGCCTGACAATGATGTCCAATGGGTTCATGCGCTACATAGGCGAACTGGATTCCAGCCTTGGCATTAGCAACGCATTCGGGCAAATGTCCAAGTGGGTGGCTGATAACATGAAGCTCCTGGCCACAGGTTTGTTGGCCGTAGGGGCTGCGGCGCTCATTGCCTTCGCTCCTGGGGCGATCATTGCGTTCACCGGCGCTGTGCGAGCGCTGTTCGTGCTGGTCGCCGCGAACCCGTTCACCGCCGTCGCAATTGCAATCGCTGCGGCTGCAATATACCTCGCAACCTTCAAGGACGACATTGGATCGGGCATTGACAACGTCACAACACTCGGTGATGTATTCCGTGCGCTGGGTGAGATCATCTCTTCCGTCTTTGGTGCAGCCGGGGACGCATTCAACAGCATGTTTTCCGGACTTGCTGACATTGCGCAAACCGCCTACAGCGCCATCACCGCGTCAACATCAGACGAGACTAAGGCCTGGGCTGCACAGTACAGCGAATTCTATGACGGTGTTGGCGCGGGCTTTGCTGGTGTGGTCAAATCCATCGCTCGCACCACAGACGCGATCGCAGGTCTGCTGACAGGGATGGGAATGGCAATCCTCCGCGTCTTTGCGGGCTTACCTGAAGCAGTTAGCACGCCGTTCAAACAGATGTATAACGTCGCGGCAACATGGGTTGAGAAGCTCATCAACACGACCATTGAAGGAATCAACAAGCTGCGCTCCATTGTTGGAACAAAGCTTCTTGACACGGTGCA